TCCTTCATCGCGGAAACGCGACCGGTCTTGTCCGGCAGATTGAACGTCGTACTGCCGTCGCCGCTTCCGTACGCTGTCCCCACGATAGCGAACAGCGTGGCGTAGGTCGTGCGATTGATGGCCTGGCCGATCGGGAACGCAAATGAGCTGTTGGGAGCCGAAGAGCCCCAATAGTCCAATCCGGCAGCAAGCGGCACATTGTATGGATTGCCGTAGAAGCCCCGCAGATAAAACGCTTGATCGCTGTTGTTATAAACACAGGTATACGGCGTTCCCTGAAGAAGAACGCCCGATAGCAGCTCTACGTTTGGTGCTGAACGCAAGGGCTTTGCCCCGAGACCGTCAGGATTCAGCGTGCAAGCGCCTGTGTTCGTCGTATGCGGTGTAAAAGCGATCATTTGCCCACTGAGATGGGCCAGAGTATCAAACACCTGATATGAATTGACCGCATAGGCTGTGCTGGTCCCGGAGGTGACAATAGCCCCCGCAATGTCATCCCGGTATTTCGCTGTCGCGGCCATCATGGCACGGGCGGAGTCGTTGACGCTCGACGGCGCCTGTCCTTCCTGCCAATTGATCGAGGTATCCGCGGTTGCGTCCGCGGCCGCTGTCTGCGACCACTTGTAGAGTGTCATTTTACTTATCCCTCAAGATGAAAAACGGCGATCTGATCGGGATCGCCGCGCTGTGACAGGCAGGTCGGGCGCCGAAGCGCGTCGCGCGCCCTATTCCTTGCGGCTCAATGAAAGATACTGCGCGCAGGGGCAGGCCGGTGCGCGAGCGGTCAGGAGATTGCGGATCACGCCGAGCGGCACGCCGGGACTTTCTTTGGCGACGACTTGCGCGCGCGCGTCGATGATCGCGTCAACATCAGCGCGAAGCTCCCTGATGCGCTCTTCAAGCGGCGGTGTGCGTGTCGGTTTCATCGGCCTTGCTTTCCTGTTTTGTCTTGGTCTGCGGGAATTGATGCGCCGCGAGGTTTTGTCTGGCGACGGCGGCCTCGTTCTGCGCGCGCCGTAGCGCCTTCTCGCGCTGCTTTTCGTGGGCTGCGACATAGACTTGCAGATCGTACGGCAACGATCTGAAGCGCTGCTTGCGGTCGTCCGGCCATGAGCGCGGTGGATCGATCCCGGCAAGGTCGCTGACCGCGGCCGCGGCTGCGCCGCCGAGCGTGGGATCGGCGAGCCCGGCCGAAACATGCAGCTTCGAGATTTCCTGAACCGCCGGCCACAGCCGTTCGATACCAAGCGACCCGCAATCGGTAACGAAGCGCGCGACGGCAGCCGGCGCCGCGGGGCATGGTGAGATGCCGTTCAGTTCGCACCAGCGCACGAACATCGGAGCGGCGCGAAGGCGCGCCTGCGCCAGTGCGGCAAGCACCGGATTGGTCATCATCCGCGTCGGGCGTTAGCGCTTCGCCTTGCGCAAGGCTTCGTGGACGCCGCCCATTTTCTTGCGCAGCGCCATCAGTTGCACGTGGCGGCGCAAATTGTGCGAACCGGAATCGATTTCGTCCCTCAGCTCGGCATCGAAGCTCTCAAGCGCGGTCGCCCGCTTCTCCAATCCGTAGAGCGCGAATTTCTCGGCCATCTCGTCAATCGGCATCGGCTTGCCGTTGAGTTTTTCGTTGATGGATTCCGTGCGTTCGATGAAATCACGATCGTCATCTGCCATCGGCAATTATCCTTCGAAAATGACTAAGAACATAACCAGTTGAAATCACGATGAGGTCGGCGCACGTCTAGCGCCGCCCCTGTACGAACCACGGTTGCACCGGGTCGTCGCGGTAGAATCCGCGCAGTCCCTCATCCAGCGGCGGCGGGGCAAACTGGTTCGGATTTTGGGGGTCGATGCCCGCGGCGGCGGCGATCAGGCCCGGCAGGCCACCCGGGGAATATGGATTGTCGGACGGAACAAGTGGCGCCGCCGGCGTGCTCGGATCGAATACGGGTGCTGGCGGATTATTGCCGTTCACAGGGCGCTGGCGTGGCACCGGCATGCCGCTGGTATTCGCGGGCGTCCCACCGATCTGTGGCGACGGCGCCGCTTTCGTCGGATTCTGGGGATCGACGCCAGCCAGGGCGGCGATCCAGTCGGCGAGGCCACCGGAGGAACTCAGACCACCGGGGAGAACGAACCGCGCGGGCGGCGTGCTCGGTTCGAACACGGAAGCTGGCGGATTGTAGCTGTCGATTCCGCTCACGCGTCGCATCGGCTTGCTGGATATCCCAGGTATCTCGCTAATCTGCGACCGCGCAGGCTGTGTCGGATTCACGGGATCGACACCCGCCAGGCCAGCCATCCAATTGGTCATGTCGTTGCCGGAAGCGCTTCCGTTAGCAGGAGAGACAAACCGCGTCGCGAAAGCCCCAGCGTTCGATGCAGGCGATCGCGATTGAGCGCCGCTCGCCTGGTCCAGATATTGACGATGCGCTTCGTCGAATGGAAGCGGCGGTTTACCGGTAATGCTCGGTAGCAATCCTGTAGGTGAACTGCCGGGATAGATAAACTCCTTGCGTAGAGCAGCGTTCAGTTGTGAATCGGAAAAAGGATCGTAAATACGTCCGGCTCCAGGCTCCGGCCCTGGTCCACGATATTGAATGTCGTAAGAGAGGCCCTGATTTTCCGGATCGTAGGCTCTTCTTGCGATCTCCCGTCCAGTCTCAAGCCCCGGATTCTTCCACCAAGGGCCATGCTGGAAATCGAAATTTGTGTCTCCCAAGGCCGAATTTCAATTTGCTTGAATGTCTTGGAGCCATCTGGATTGACTTCGACCTTGCCAGTGATCCTTGCACTTTCGCTACCAAAAACGAGCGCACGCTGCAGATAATCCGCAGATCGCATGTCGGTCGTATAATTTGACAGCTTGGCAGTTAATGACGGATCCCTCTTATCCCTATTCGGCACGAAGTCTAACAAGTCATAGGTGCCGGGGGCCAGATCGCGTCGTTCGATAAGGGTATTTATGATCGGAAACATACCCGGGTGATAGTATTTACCCGGCCCCTCGCTCATGTACCACGCCCTGTCTACGTCGACCGGAGAGGGCGGGCCCGTTACCGGAGTCGGCGTACCCGACGCAGTCGGCTTAAAATAATGATCAACAAATTGCTGCGCCGTCCAACGTCGGCCGTTTGTCAACCTGACTTCATTCTCTGCCATATCGGTCTACCTTATCTTATCGCTCTGGAGAAGCATCTTCGAAGATGTGACCGACACCCCAACCGCCGGGCAATAAGTACATCTTCGGTGGTTTTGTTTTTGGCTCCGCGAATATCCTGGAATCATCTCTGAAAACTACCCCGCAGTTTGAAAGCGACACGAAAGCGCTGACATACCTCTTCTTCGGTTCGCCCGTTGTTTCTCCCTCCAGACCGACTTCCCACACGATGACCCCGTAAATGTTTCTGGTTTTGACGACCGCGCAGCAATTATCAGTGTGACTAAAATCTACGGAGCCAGGTTTCTCATCAATATATCCAGGTATGCCGTGGCTTCCGTAATTAGCTCGCCAATATCTAGCCTTCGCCACTTCGATGACGTCGGCGTCTGACTGGATAATATGGTCGCCCAGACCGCAAATATTATTCTCTCGATAGACGGACACGGCGATTGAGCCGACAACGAACACGACCAATGCGAGGAACAAGTATCTCACGCGAAAAATCTTCCTCATGCGGCTTCCCTCTCTTTGCTAACGGCGAAGAACGTCAGCCGCCGTCAAATTTCATCAAGATCAATGCTGACTCTGCAACAATTTACAGGACGGTGCTCCTAGTTTGTGCCTATTTCGCGGGGTTTTTTCGTGTAGATCCCCGTTACTTATCGCAGATAATTTCAGGATATTTTGTGCAGGGGCGATAGGACCTGCGCCCGGCGTCAGTCGTTGCCCCCGTTCGATGAACACTCTTCTAGCTTTTGTTGGATTTTCTGGCGCGATATAGCGCCACCGCATCCTTGATGTCGCCGGAGCTCAAGAGCCGGGCGCTCAGCATACGCATATCGGCACCCTCCCGCTCGGCTGGCGTGCGGGCTGCGCCGGGCCGCTGCACCGGCGGGACAGGCTTGGCGTAAGGCGCGTCCTTTGCCTTCATCATCAGGCGATATTTTCCGGCGTCGTACATCATGCGCTGAAACACCGCGTTGCGCATCAAGGGCTCGTTGTTGAACAATCTCAGCATCTCGTCAGGTTCGACGCCGCTTGCCCTGGCGGAGGCCATGATCTCAGCTGAGACTGCGCGCTGGGTGGCCTTCGGCTCGCCCTTCAACATAGTCTCGAAACGAGCATCCTCGGAGGTCGCATAGCCATGAAAATTCTGTCGCGCCATCTCGGCCTCGCGGCGGCTCTCGTGCTGCTGCTGCGCGAACATTTGTTCGGTGGACGCGATCATCGCCTGAACGCGCGCGAATCTTGCGGGGTCCTGCCGCGACATCTGCGCGAGCACGCCGGGCCGGCTTTCCGGCGCGACGTTTGCGAACTCAGGGAACTGGTTGAGAAAGCTCATCTGCGCGATCTGCGTCGCCGCTGCCAGCCCGTTGAGATAGTCCTGCCGGGTTTTCTCGGCTTCGCCGATCCGCTGTTCGATGGCCTGGCGTACCTGTGGGTGATTGATCGCCTTTTCGATCTCGGGATCGAGTCCATCCGCCGCGCGTTCGCCGCTCGGGTCTGCCGGCTCGCTCGCCGCTTTTTCGGGGTCGGTCTTACCGGATTCCGTTTTGTCGGTTTTGGTGGATTGCGGTTCGAAGCCGTAAAACTCGGCGGCATCCGGATCCTCGGCCAACGCTGCGGCACGCATGGCGTCAACTCTCGCAGCCAACGCTTTGCTCGATTCATTTTCGATCGTGAATTTATCGGCGGAGATGGCGCTGGCATAGTCACGGGCGGCGCGATCAAGCGTGACCGCCAAGTTTGCCGCACTGGGCTCGCCATTCTCGTCGATATATCCCCTAGCAACGATTTCGTCTGACAGCCCGGAGCGCTGCTCCGCCGCCTCGCGCAAGGACGCGCTATCGCTGCCGATCGCTTCTTCTTCGCCCTTCTCGTCCGGGTCCGGCATCGGCGTGTAGCCGGCATTGGCGAGTTCGAAAGCGGCACCGGTCAGCGCGGGATCGGGTTCATTGGCCAAATCTGGCACTCCTGTGGAAATTGGGTTGGGGTTGTGCAGCAGAGCAACTAGATGTTTCGGTCCCGTGCGCTTCGCGCCGTCGTCGCCGATCGCTTCCACTGATTCTCGACCTTGGCGAATTCGCACGCTCGCGTCGGCCTCAATCGGCTTCACAGGCGATAGGTGCGTCTCCCCAATCGCCGTTCAGGCGGCGCCTGCTGAGACGCGTCCCGCGGATTTGAATCAAAACCGCTGTCTGGATTCGGCTCGCTCTGCCGCATCATCTCGTAGAGCATTCCGAGCAAACCACCAGGCCTCTCGGCCGGTGCCATCTTTGGCGCGCCTTCTGCTCGTCCCGAAAGAGTTTCGGTGAGAAGCGAGTTGGGGTACCTAGGCGGATCCACGTCATGCGGCGTTTGCAATGGCGGAGGTACGGGAGCGGGAAAGAGATTTGGGCCTTGTAGAGGCGAAGGCAGTTGGGGCACCCATGACCCCGGCAGCGGGTTTGGAAGCGTCGGGGGAACCCGGGTGTTGACCCACCAAGGCACTTTGGGTTGAGGTTGAGGTAATGCCCCGTCGATCGCAAAATTGGGGCGCCTATAGGAATCATCTTTGAATGAGGACGTCATTTGATTTCCCACGCTAGGTTTGGACATGAGGTTGGGACCCGGTCTATTTGCCAGACCAGATTTGGTTCACAGTTCTTTTTGGAGATACCCATTCCAGGCAGCACGCTCTCGCCGGACAGATATCACCTGACGAGATCAATTTTCTGGGGTGAGACCCGGTCTATGGATCGTAGATGACCGAGTCCCGCAGACCAATTCGCGCTGCGATGACGTCAACTTCGTCCTGGCTTTGCGGATATGCCTCGTAACGGACCTTCGCTTTAATCTCGCTGGCGTAAAACCGCGGATTCCAGGTCCAATAGACGTCACTTGGATATCTGCCTGTCGCGTCAAACTTGCGCTTCAAGGCTCTTCGGACGGCCACGCTCTCCGGTGGCTCCAGGAATGGAGGCGCAAAAATCCTTCCATCGTAGAATTTGTCTTTGAATTTGATGACTTCCCAGACACGAGCAGAATAAAAAGCAGGACCGACACATGGGTATTCCTGAAGACGTGGCGCAGTGGGGTCAAGTGTTTCTGAAAATCCGATACAGTTATTTGGTTCGCGAAGGTAATTGATCCACGCAACAAGTGTATCCTTCGGTACGAAGGCCTCCGCTGACGCAATGAGGAGATAGTTGGCACAGGTGGCAAGGCAGTAATCGTAGACCACGACGGTTGCGTGTTTCTCTCCAAGCATGTTGGCAAGGGCAACGGTCGTGACAACATCTCCGCCGCCGCTGCGAACCACGAAATGACCGCCTTGTTCCAGACTATTGGCTAGCGAAATATCCTGCTCGGAATAATTCCAGCCATCGAGACACAGGACCCGTTTGTCGCTCCGAAGCGCCATCGGACGCGCGACATCTCCCCGACAATAGGCCAGAGCGTCAGCGTAACTTGCTCTCTCGACATCTGACACCTGGGCGCGCGAAATTTCCGCGCCCCAACCAACAAGAGCGAGTGCACAAAGAATTGCGAATCTTGGCGGCGCAAATTTCGCGATAAGGAGGACGAACGAGCGAAAACCGGTCGAAGTTTCCCTGTGCCCCTCGCCGCTTCGCGCACTTTGCCGGCGGGCGAAGCGAGCGAGAACTGACGGGCGCTCCACATGTTGACCTTGGTCAGGCCTTCGGCGCGGCATCACTGTTACCCGAAACTTCAGCACACAACCGTGTGTAGAACATAACAGGAACGCTGTCAATCCCGCTTAGGTTGCGGACACAGTCTTGTGGCAGAGGCCATGGGCCATCCCCCTGTGCCCCTTCAGCTTAATTCCTCTCCATCATGCGCGGAAATTGTTTCTGCGTTTGGGCGGCAAAACCGCGTGACTGGCCATTGCCGACATTCGGCTGGTGCACCGGCGCTTGCGGAATCAGCGTCTTTCCCACTTCCGGATGGACGCGTCGCGTTGTTTTGCTATCCGAGCTTCACTTGCTGTAGGCATTCACCCACTGCCCATTCGAATAGAGTTCTTTGTTGATGGAAATCCGAAGAGCGGCCTGCGCGTTCTTGATCTCGACTTGGTACGTATGCGTGAGAAAATTGCTCTCCGATGCGATCGTCAGGTCCTTCTCGGCATTCGCGAGATAAACCGTAAACGTCGTCGGCACAAAAAAGGCGATCCCGGTGAAATTCAACGGTTTTGATGGATTGTCGAATGGCACCGTTGAATGACTAAGCCCGATCTTATCATCCCGATCCTCCGCCGGACGGGCTTTAAACACCCAGTCCTTATCGATTCTTGGAAGATTTCTCGCTTGTACTTCCTTCTCCGCCACTCCGTCCTGGTCGTATCGTTTGACCGTCAACACATATCGACATGCAGTATTTTCAACGACAAAGTCCGCGACGGTCCTCTCCGGCCCGCTCCCCTCCAAATAGACAACCGTTTCGGCGGCGTCGAGAAGCTGAAAATCGGTGTCACCAATTCGAGCCTATTGCCAGCAGAGGACAACAGGCTCGTGAGTGTCGGGCACTTGGTTTCGAAATCGTCATCGAACTTGACGATGGTCACCCTGTTATTCGTGACCTCCGCCATTTTGTTCATGACGGCGTTTCTTCTAACGACCAGGAGATCTTCTCCGGGGGCAGGCTGGGGCAGCCAAGACAGCACGTCCGCATCAGTCTCCGCCGAAGCTCGCGTGCCATCGCTGACCAGTGCGATGAACAAAGCGCAGATGACACCAAGCGTCTTTTGCGGCATTTTTCAACAACCTAACGATGGCCGGTAGCCATACCGTCGCTCAAAAGGACTTTTGTATGACGACTTCCCCAGTCTTTCCGTCGATATGCGCGATGTCATCGTTGGTCACGGTAACCGTCTTCGCGCGACTATCTTTGTAAGAAAAAATGACAACGGTGCCATTCGTTACATCCATACTTCCGGCCGGGCTTCCCTTCGGATTATATGTGACATTTCTATCCCTTACCCAGACACATAATCTCTCCCACTAACTGCGTCTTTTTCATTCCTTTGCTGAATGCCCAGTAGTTCTCCGAAGGCCTGGTTGGCGTTGGTCGGAATTTCGAAATACCCGACCTTGCTTAAGCCAGGCGGTTGACCACCCGCTGTCGACCTTGCTTCATTGCCAAGACCGGCCTGGCCGTTGCCGGAGGGACGCGCGTCGGCGGTGAGAGCGACCCGGTCGTTGCCGGTCGCCTCTGCGTCACCTGGCCGGCCAGTGCTCGCGTGATCAGCGTTTTTCCGACCTCTGGATGAACGATCGCCAGCATCGCATTGTGGTCGCCAAGAATTGGCTGCAGCGCCTCATATCGCGAATTCAGAACCTGCTGCGGATTTGCGGGATCGGTGGTGCGCTGTCCTGAACTCAAGCCAGTGATGCCGTTGGCAAGCGCCGCAAAGGGATTGCCGACCGGCGTATGGGCCCAACTTTTGAAGCCGGCGCTCAGGCGGTCGCCGAAATCCGGCGGTTGCTGTGCGGTTTGCGAAACATCCGCTATGCCGAACTGCGGCATCTGGTAATCGCCGATCGGAATGTTCTGCGTTTGCCCGTAGTCCGGTAACGTTGGTCGGGGCATTGGCAAAGATATTGGCGTCTGCGGCCCGGTTGGTTGTCCTTGCGCGTACGCATCTTCGGGAACACTGGTGGTTCTGCCGCTTGATTGTCCGAAGCCTTGACCCGGCTGATATTGATCATGCTGCTGCAACGAAAGCAGGCGACCAGTATTTTCCAGTCCTCGAAGCTTTTGAAAGAGCTATTGCATGTTGCATAGCCTTCCGAGGGCCATCCGCTTCGACTGGAGTTTGGATATCCCAAACGACGAATCTATTTTCGCTGACCGATCTGTCGCAAATACAAGAGCCACTGTTACGGTAAAGTTCATTGAAACCCCCAATTCGGCTATTGGAAGCTATCGCGTTGCGGGGTCGCGAGGAATATCATTCCCCATATTCCGGAGGTTCGTTCGGTCTGGAATCACCTGCTCGCTTCGGACAGAATTCATCGTAGCGGGTGACGATATCCCCCGAGATCAGCCCTGGCGGTGCTCGATCGACGAAGTCACGCTCGCGTCCGATATCAGGAATATCCTTCATCATCTGCAGCGACATGATTTCCTCGAGAACCCGTGACAACTGTTCGCCCCGACCCAGCTGCAAAAGTATCCGTGCCTTGACGCCAAGTGCTTCCCTTCGGAAAAACCCGGTACGATAGGCTCTGTGCAAAGCCAGATCGATGCATCTCAACGCTTCTTCCGGATCGTCCAAAAAATATAGATATAGCGTTACCTTGCTGATCGGGCAACGAACGTCGTCCGGATAGAGTTCGATCATCTCGTCCAGAACTCGCAGAGCTTCGCGGTCCCGTCCAGCTTCAAACAAAAGGTGCTTAAGAGTCAGAGCCAAATCGTAGCGCTCTTCGCTGTCCGCCGTCCGCGTCCGCGCTGATACGGTGTCGATAACGCCACCAAGGGGAAGCAGCGTCTTCAGCTGATCGACCCACTGATCAAGCTTCCTAATTGAATCGACAGTCCTGATGGCAGCCTCCTATCGGTCGAGGTTGCGCCGGATTTCCTCGTCATCCAGCCCCCATTCTGGCGGTTCCGACGGTGGGAATCGACGGCCATTCTTAACACACAAACCCCGTCGATCTTTTGCGCGTTCCTTACATCCGTGTAGAAAATCCGGATGAGCATATTCCTGCTCACGTCCGTAGCATCTGCTCATCTCCGCCTCCAGTTGTTCATCGCACTCGTCCCGATCATCTCCACCGCCCCCCTTACCAGAAAATGTTCTCGGGTATAGTTGCAAGACTTTCGCGGCGGCCTTCCACCAATCCGGAATGGCTGGCACAGGGATCGGCGGCAGGGGTACGGGCTCCGTTGGAGGAAACGGTATTCCTCCCAGACGATAGCCGGCCTGAACGACGTTGCCGATGTTATCGGGTTGCCGTCCTGTCTGCGCCTGCGCAATCAGGGTTTGGCCCACTTCCGGATGAACGGTCGCGAGCATCGCGGCGTGGTCGCCGAGAATTGGCCGCAATGCCTGGTATTGCGAATGCAGATCTTGGGCAGGCGGTTGCGGAGCGGGTGGCGTATGTCCATTGTTCGGCAAATTTGGCCAGGGCATCGGCTGGAGTACCGGCGCCTGCGGCGCGCTTGGTTGCCCTTGCGCGTAGGCATCTTCGGGAACACCTATGGTTCCGCCGCCGCTGGATTGTCCGAAGCCTTGACCCGGCTGATATTGATCTTGCGGCTGCAGCGAAAGCAGACGACCAAGCAATCCACCGCTGTGCTGGAATTGCTGCGGGTCAAAGTATCCGTCGAACAGACCCATTTTTAGGAACTCTTTTCGAGGGAAGAATGGCTTGTCCCCGCATCAAATCGCGCGGCCGAGTTCGCGTTGGCATATTCGTAGTTTTTGGTGCGATGGTCCGCGGCCGAAACAATTTACGCGACTGCGCGCCGAGGGCGATGACGGCCAGAAATTTCCAATGCGGAGAATATGATTATATGTCGGCGATGATTTCACGAATTGTATCGTCAACAACTGACCTTCTGCGTGCTTCGAAATCGAAGTAGCCGCGCGCGAGATCGTCATTGGTCTCTATCCTTATCTCGGCGTCCACTGGGCCTGCCTGAGCCAGTAAAAGTATCCGCGGGCCCGTGGTTGATCCAGCTACCATCAGGGTTTTGTGCCCACAGCTCACCTATTGGGTTGGCTAGTTGAAATCCGGAAACACTTCGATACCCAGCTTTATTCGCAGCGCCGAAAGACGCGCCATGTCCTGCCAGCGAAAGCTGTCGCCGATATTGATGTCGCCGGGCAAGTTAACGATCAAATCGATGGTTCCTCCACCATCGACGACGGTGACTCCACCCGCTCTCCTTGTACACGCTGGGAAGACGCTTTCCGACTAGTGTTATCCGCGGGCTGCCCACCTTCCCAGCCAAAGTCGGCTTAAGCTGCAATGCCTCCGTTATCTTGGCTGGATCGATGTTCGGGTGTCTGATCATGAGCCGAAGGCTCTATCTCAGCGACCGTCTGATCCTCTCGTCCCATTCGTCCCCTTCGTCTAGCGCCATCGATCGCGATCCTTTTCTCGCCGCCCGCTGGGTCTGCCCGAACCGGCGCCAAACGGCGACGGCAGTCAATTAATCAGCGCTTCGTGAATATGCTTCCGTCTTGGCGATGATTTCCTGAACAGCACGCTCAACAATCGACCTCCCATTCGCTTCGAAATCATAACCCGAGATGTCGGCGTGTGCATTGACGACTTCGAGGGCGAACACAGCGTCGGAAAGTTTGTCGCTCAAGGCGTCGTCTTCTATGACAGCCAAGAGACCCTCAACCTTATGGATGAGCGTGTGCAGCGACATCAGGCCATCCTGATAATCCTTGGCCGCACCCGTGATAAGACTGATTTGATAAGCTACGTCCATTATCGCCTGACCGTTATTACCGTTATAACCTGACCATCTGCACCAGTCACGACCTTCACTCCGTTCGTTCCAATGTGCGCGGTTTCGCCGGGATTGTTACCAGGGCCCCAGCGTCCTTCCACCAGTCCGGAATGGCTGGCATCGGCGGCGGGGGCATCGGCCCTATCTGAGGAAATGGTATTCCACCCAGGCCATGACCGGCCGAAATTGCGCTGGCGGCGTTATCGGGTCGCTGGCTCGCCAGCGCCTGCGCAATCAGGGTTTGGCCCATCTCCGGATGAACGGTCGCGAGCATCGCGGCGTGGTCGCCGAGGATCGGCCGCAATGCCTGGTATTGCGAATGCAGATCTTGGGCAGGCGGTTGCGGAGCGGGTGGTGTATGTCCATTGTTCGGCAAATTTGGCCAGGGCATCGGCTGGAGTGCTGGCGCCGGCGGGGCGGACGATGTCTGATCAAGGCCTGCGCTCGGCTGATACTGCCCTTGCTGCGGTTGCAGCGAGAGCAGGCGGCCAAGCAGGCCGCCACTGTCCGCAAATTGCTGCGGATCGAAATAGCCGTCGAACAAGCCCATCAATCGGCCTCGTCATGATTAGCTTGACTGCGAAAATTTCTTGCTGAATGGATTCAATAGATTTCCGATACCTTGCGCGATGGTCGCGAACTGCTGCGCACCGGACATCTGCTGCGTGCCGGTGGTGGTGCCGTTGGACTGCGAGCCAAGCCCAGCAATAGGGACGCCGATCTGCGCCAGCAAGCCGAGCGCCTGAACCGGGATGCCGCGACGTTGCGCTTCCGCCGTCAGCGTGGCGTTGGCGCCGTAATTCTGCGCATCGAGCGCGGATTGCGCCGCGGTGACGCCCTGCCCCTGGTTGGCGAGATAGTTTTGCTGCATGCCCGACAGCGTGCCGGCCGTGGTGTTGCCGGCGTTGTAGAGGGCGTTCGCGGTATTGATCTGGTTGGCGACATCCTGATTGTACTGCTCGGCGATCACCGGCGCTTCGGCTGCCGCAATACCCCGTCCATAGGCCATCTGGTTGGCGCCGCTGAAGTCGCGGCCGGCGGCGGCGAATTGCGAGTTGACGCTGTTGCCGACGTCGGTCTGAATTTGTGCAAGCTGCGCGGCCAGCGCCGGATTGTTGCCGATCATGTTGCCGTTGGCGTAAGGCGTCAGTTGGCTCTGGAAGGTGCCGAGATTGCCTTGCACATTGCCGACCTGCGCATTCGCGCCGCCGCCGTTCAAGAGCGATTGCGCATATCCGCCGATCTGCCCGGCATAGGGATTACCCTGCGACGCGTTGCTTTGCAGGGTGTTGAGGGCGCCGGTTTCCGCGGCCGTTAGGCCCGTGTTGTTGAGGCCCGTGCCGATCTGCCCCAGGATGCTCTGGAGCATCGGCTGCGCTGCCTGCCACGGCGCGGTCTGCGACTGCTGCGTCTGTGTCGATGACGATTGTCCGCCCATCACTGTATTCCCTTCATGACTGGATTGGTCTCGTTGGTGGTTGCGCGCGCCGCCGCCCTTGCATCCGCAAATGCAGACACATTGGCTGCGCGCTTGCGCTGATTTTGCTTTTGACGATGTGATTGAATCAGAGGCGGTTTTCGAGGTGGCCACGGGCCGGGGCGCTGACGATTGCGAGAAGGATTTGCGAGAGCACCTTTCCGGAGAATTCCGCGGCGCGGACGCCTATACAGAAGCCAGCTTGGCGGGACCGTTTGCCACTAACCAATCGCCCTCAGTCTTCGAAATTCAAATATAACACTTTCGTGAATGCTCTAATTGCACTTGACCACCGCGCAAGCCGCACCCCACTTGTCTTAAAGACTGGTCAGAGCAGTCGCGAACCATGGCAAGCGAGCCGCCATCGCAGGCAATTGAGCCATCATCGCCGCTAAGTGCTAAGCGGCCGCCTACAGTATCTCCCCGCGTAGACGCTGCCATCATGGGCTGGTTCTTTGGTTGGCCAGTTGTTTTCTTCGCTTGCCTGCCTTTGGTGACACCCGGTGATACGCTTGAAGCCTGTTTGCTTGGTGCCGGTGGTCTGCTCTGGTTCTTCTCATGCTACGGAGTCTGCGGCATGCTGCTCCGGATGATCGAGACGCGCTGGCGAGTGCACCCGCTCTATCGCCGCATGGTGGTCGGCTGGTTTTTTGGCTGGTTCCCTCTGCTGGCCATTTGCGGCCATTTAGCCGTCTTAATTGACCATCCCAACTGGATTGAATCGCTGATTATGCCTGGGACGATCCTCTGGTTCGCATCATGCTATGGGCTCTACGACATGCTGTTCGCGATGACCGAGGCACGCTGGCCAACGGCGAAATCGATTAGGGAAATCATAAGTTCTCTTGCTAAGATGTTTGTATCTCACCACCACTCTTCTTAGGCGATTGCGCCGTCACGCACTAATTTTCATTTGGCGCGACCGGCCGACCGAGGTACCGCTTCGCCGCAAGCGCGGTTGGTAGAACCCGGCGAAGCACTGGATAGGCTTTCTGCACCGTCTGCCCCGCTTTGCTGTCTGGTAACGCTTCTTCCAGTGCTTGGACTGCCACACCAGGGACAACGGCATGCTTCGCCACAGTGCCGGGAAGTTCGCGTAGCGCCGCACCCGCTGTCTGCGCGCCGCGAACAACACCCAATGCCGCTCCACCTAAGACCATCGGCACCATTTCGCCGATTGTTTCCGCGAAGCGTCCAGCTCTGCTTTTGGGTTGATAAAGTTCGCCGACGTGATTTTCCAACCAATGCCGGAGTTCATCGGCCCCCCACCGTTTCCAGTAATCCGGCTCCCCTGCGGGAAGTTGCGGACGTCCGTCCTGACTTCTGAATAGGTTAGATACGAAGTTGTTCGGGAGGAAACCGAAGCCTGTCAGCGCATCTCCGGGCAGCCCTGCCGCGTTGACTGCACCATTGACGAAGCCGATGCCCGCCGATTTCGCAATGTCGACAGGATCAGGCGGAGGGGCTTCGGCACGGGTAAGGTTTCTGACACCGCGCGCCAGCCTGGCCGCCGCCGCCTCTCTTGCCTGTTGCGCCTGATCTGTCTCGTGTAGTGCTTGCGCCTGCGGCGCCGAAGCCTCCGCCCGCGGCGCAAGAAAGCCGGGCATCGGCAACGAAGCGCTGTTCGGAGCCCGTGAAAGTTGCCTGAAGTTCGGATCCGGCGGCACGGACGTCGCCTGTCCGCTATTTCGCGCAAGTGTCTGATACCGGCCTTGTTCCGCTTGCAGCGCAAGCAACCTGCCGAGCAAGCCACCTTGCGGACTGCCATAGCTGTCCGAACTATATTCGGGCGCGGCGTTTGTTGTCGAACGGAAATCGGGTCCCTGCTGCTGCAGGCTCTGCTCCTGCATCGCCCGGCGCAACATGCCCGGCAGGCCGCCGCCCTCGCCGCCGTAGGTTTCCGGATCGTACTCGTACGCGTCGCGAAAATTCATGCCGCCCATCGGTTCAATTCCTTGTCTATGATGTGCTTTCTTCAACGCCGTCGTGGATATGTGGCCGCGTCATTTGCGGCCGACCCCGGGTCAAGGTTGGAACGAATTGTTGTTGCCGCTACGGCACGAGAAAGATCAGTAGACTATCCGTCGAGAAAGAAACCGGACCGGTTTCTTCGGAGCAGCCGCCAATTCCTGCGGCGGAGCCGCATACACCTGCGCATCGTCGGAAGTAGACGCGGACTCGGGCGTCCGGTTGAGTTTGGTACTACTGATGTCCCCGTTGGGCCACGGCCACTACGCCTCTTGAGCGGGCGCGGCAACGGTCGTTCGGCCGCCCATTGAGGCACTTCCGGCGCACTGCGGTATGGGCCAGCCGCCCGACGATCGTTTCGAATCATTGGCGTTGAACGTAACACTCTTGTGATTGCAGCTCGCCCTTGCCAACGCATAGGCTGCATACACCATTCTTAGCAGACGGAAGTTATCCGGCATCGATGAGCGCAAGTCAGACCATGGCGACCAATCCGTCATCACAAGCCATCCAACCGCCGACGTGGAGAGGCAATCAGCCGCCTCCGTTATCGCGCCGCGTGATTGCATTCATGGTGGGTTGGTTTTTTGGCTGGCCGCTTTTGGTGTTCGCTTATAATCCTTTGAGGGCACCTCATGATCCGCTCACCCTCCTTATAGTTGTTCCTGGAGGTGCGATCTGGTTGTTCGCATGTCTTTATCCGATTGGTGTGCTTCTCACGATGGCCGAAGCCCGCTGGCCGGCTGCAGAGATCGGGGAAATCATCTACGTGCTTCTTAACTTGAGCCCGTACATCCTTTGGGTTCTTTTTCACTAGACATCGCTGCCCTTCCACGTCCGCTTTTCCTAAGTGACTGCGAGGGAGCACAGCTTTTTATTTGGTCACGACACCGGCGGATTGAGCACATGCGCGTCATCGGCGCGGCCCCCAGATCGGCGGTGGAAACGGCCATTGCGGCATCGGCTCGCCGCTAACGATTCCCGGCGGTCCGCCTGTCGGCTGCTCTTGAGGAGCATCCGATTTCGGACTCAAAGGATTGATACCGGCCACAACGGTGCTGGCAGCGCGGTTTCTCAAAAAGTCCAAAAACAAGCGCCCAAGCCCGCTGGTCGTGCGGGGAGCAAGAGGGCCTTGAAGAGATGCGGCCTCAAATGCAGCGATCGGGCCGAGTTCGCGCCCCAGGTTTTGTCGAAACGCCTCCTCCTCGGTCGAAGGCGCGCTGGTCGCGTCGATCGAGCTTTGGACCGCGAGTGCCTCTGCATTTTGGGCCGCCTTCAGTATCGCAATCAGTCCATGCGGGTCGGGATGATTCCAATATGCTTCGAGTCGATCGGAGAGTGAGCGCTCTGGCCGGGCGGCGAGATTGGAGCCCGATGGAGAATAGGCCGGGTTCGATTGACCGTCGGGTAGCGTTGCAGGATCGATCGCGCTTTGCGGCGGATTAGCGACGGGGACCCGAGAAAGTTGCCTGAAGTTCGTGTCCTGCGGCACCGGCGACGCTTGTCCGCTATTTCCCGCAGCCGGCTGATACCGGCTCTGTTCCGCTTGCAGCGCAAGTAGCCTGCCAAGCAAGCCACCTTGCGGGCTGCCATAGCTGTTCAGATTGTATTCGGGCGCCGCGTTTGGTGTCGAACCGAAATCAACCCCTTGCTGCTGCGGGTTCTGCTCTTGCATCGTCCGGCGCAGCATGCCTAACAGGCCGTCGCCCTCGCCCCCGTAGGTTTCCGGATCATACTCGTACGCGTCGCGAAAATTCATACCACCCATCAGCTCAATTCCTTGTCCATGATGATGTACTTTTCCTGATAGCCGTCCAGCACCCGCAGCCAACCCTTGCGGCCATAGATGCGGATGCACGTACAGTCTTCGCGCTTCGCATAAGCCTCGATCTGCTTGATCAACGGTAGCCAGCGCTTGATGCCGCTGCCGCCGCAGACCGTGATGATGCAGACCTTGCCGATCTCCGAATTGATCAGGATGGTCGCTGCAGCGGCTTCGACCGTTCGTCCGTTCCAGGTGATCCACAGCAGGCTGCGGCCGGCAAGAATGTCGGCTTCGATATCAGCGAACGCATTCAGCTTGGTGCGGCAGCAGGCCGCTTTCAGCAGCGGGCTAACGTAAGGCCAGATCTCGTGAACCCGCTGGGGATCGACACAAACGAGATCAACCGGGGACGAATGCACAGACATCTGCGGCCCGCAATTGCAGATTTGACCGTAAGCTCGGGTCGTCGGGATTGCGGCACCGCAACTTGACCGACGCGATCGACTATCGATGCGGATTGAAGATCGGCATCCAATACCGCATGGGCTCGCCGCTGACCAATCCAGCGAGTGGCGGCCGAGCCGCTTCCTTGCTATTCGCAAGATCGATACCCGGCTGCGAAGCGACCGGCGAAGGGCTCAGTAGCCAAGACTGGTCGTTCGCACTTCTTCGTACCAATCTGTCTCTGGATCGAATTCATAACCGTCGCGGAAATTCATGTATCGCTCTCTATGTGGTGTCGGAGGGAAATCTGAGCCGGCGCGCCAAAGCAACGACGGATGTTGAAAACTCCTGCAACAATCTATAGCTTCTCGGAGCCATTCAGAGTGTGTCGCATGAAGCTGCTACTGACGATAATGTCGCTGACTTTCGCCGCATCTGCTGCCTTCGCCGTCGACTTTCGATGGACGCAAGGTTGGGGTCAAGGAATAGCAGAAGCCAACATCAGGAATGGGAATGATTCAAGCGTTAATATCTACTGTCCAGAATGGCAGACGGATTCGACGCCTGGGATGTTTATCGAGGTGAAGAGGATAACGCCTCAACGTCAGCGCAACGAGCAGGTGACTGTGCAAATCATTGTTGATGGCAAAAACTATCCATTCTATCTCCAGGAAATTCAATTCAAGGCCGTTACAAGAGCGGATAAGTCGCAGTTCCGAGAACTCGTACGTGCGCTGGCCTTGAGCAAACAAAAATCATTTGTCGTGGAGTTTCCCAAATACAGCACAGCCGAAACCTTTTCTCTGCTTGATGCCCGAAAGGTTTTGGGGCTTGGGAAACACTCGATACTGAAGGGCTGTGACGAAGGCGATTAGCAGTCCGTCCAGGGCTCTCGCGACAAATCTTCCTCAGCCAAGGATGGCGTACAGAAACCTACGTCCCGCCGTCGCCGAGTTCGCGTGCGTGATCGTGAACGAACCGTTCGCCACCGCGCTCACGTAGAGCGTGCCGTTGCCGACTTCCGTCGCGGCATTGGCTGAGGCAGGCGTCAGGATCGGAGTAGAACCCGCCGAGCAGTTCGACGTGGTCACAATCGTGTTTGCCGATCCCGTCGCCAGCGTCACGCTGCCGACCGCGTTCGATCGCCCTGCCCCAAGCTGCTGGATGGCAAGCACGATCTTCTTCAAATCGGTCTCGGTGATTCCCGGAAGGTAGGCCGTCATAGCGTGCCGCTCGTCGTCAGATCAGGCACGACGCCTGCGCAAAACGTCCACGCCGTCGCCGCCGGGATCCGCACCTTGAAGCGCGAGTAGCGGGTGTCCTGCATCAGGTCGCAACGGCCGGTTCTGGCGTTGACCAGCACTTCCGCACCCGAAATCGCCGTTGCCGATGGCGTATCGCGGTGCGAAACCGAGCCATAGAGCGTTACGGCGTCGCTGATCGGTCGAAAGCCGCGGATCGTGACGCGGTTTTCATCGGTGCCCTGTTCTGCGCTTTCGATGGTCGCCTCGAGATTTGCACCGCGAAAGAAGCCGAGCACGTGAGAGCTGCTGAACTGCGCGATCTCCGGCTGCACGGCGGTGGCGTAGGCATCCAGGCTCAGCGTCAGGGCATCCAGCGAAGAAGAAATGCTGTCGAGGTTTTCCAGGGTCAGTCCGGTCTGGGAAATGCCCAGCAGATATTCGCCGGTCGTCACGACCGGAAAAAATCTGTCGAGCACAAAATCATACCCGAGCAGTTTGTCGTAGGCGGTGCCGATGGCGCCGGAGACGGATTTGTAGGACCAGTATATCCGTGTGCTTCGCGGATCGGCCGCGCCAACGAACAATTGCAGATTGCCCTTGTCGAGATCGGTCAGAAATGTGCGATCGACTTTTTCCCGGCCGATCGGCTCGGGCACGCCGCCGGGTTCGATCTTGTGAAAGCCCTGGCCGGCGTAGAAGAAGATTCGTTCACCCGCGCGGATGATCGAGTAAGGCGCGTAAAGGCCCTTGTCCTGCGTGATACGATCGATCTGGAAGATGATCGGTGAGCCGGGAACGTAGGACATGCGCCGGATCGCCTGGTCCTGGAAGATGATCCCGTTTTCACCGCCGGCGACGCCGCGAACAATGCCACCATCAGGAAAGTCCTGAAAATCCGAACTGTTGACGCCGCTCGCCCATGTCGTGGTGGCATTTAGGCCCGACCATTGGATCCGGTACGGATTTGAGAGCAATCCCGAGAGAACAAGAAAACGGCCGACGACGCTGATATAGGCAGCCTGCGGAGGTGAGCCGGCGCATGCTGAAAATTCGGTCGCTGACGAAAGGTCAAATACCTGCAGCGCGGCGTTAGCTTGTGTTGCGAATACGAGATTGCCAAATTGCGCGAATTGCCAATTAGCGCTCGAGGACAGCGCCGAATAAGGCATCGTAACGGAGTGTGTGCCGCTTCCTGCGGTCGTAGTATTGATTCCAGGTCCGCCAGGGGTCACAGCTAGGCTGAAAATCGAACTAGTCGCGCCTGCAATATAATACTGAGTACCAGCCACCAAGGGGGATGGCAGCACTCCGGTTGTTTCCAGAATGATAGGTTGTCCCGTTACATATGAATTTGCGATGTTTACGACAGCAGGGCTACCGCCGGATATCGTGCAAGTCTGCGTAGCGTTGACGTTCCTCCAGGTAAAATTCGTGTTGTTAAGCCGATACAGGCTGTCGGCCATTGCCGCGAACGTGACGACCGTTCCGTCCGATTTCAGCGCGTAGAAAGCGCCGCGACAGGCGGAAGGAAGCGCAGACGTGTAGACTGAAAGGCCGGGGAATGGACCATAGCCGTCGCCGCGCGGAATCACGTTCAGGATGTTCCTGGTGGCCTGGCCCTCATAGTCGCTGACATCGGGGCGATAGTCGCCGGTGGCGAGAAGCGGCATTATTCAGCGCTCCATGACTCGGGTTGTTTGATGATTGGCGTCCACGGCTCGATCTGCTCGGTTTGCGCGGTCCATGTTCCGCCTGGCGCCGCTAGCGGCGTCCACGCCTCGTTCTCAGTTGCACCATTCGTCCAGTCGTTGGTGCCGAACGGGCGAGGGAACCATGCCTCGAGATCGAGGGAGTAGTTAGCGTCATAGCCGGTGACGGCGTACGAGCCTCCGCCGGCCAAGATCGAGGTGCCGAATGCCGCGGCGTTTCCCGATGCCGCATACGCGCCCGCGGCCCCCGAAAACCGCGCCGCAACAATTGCGGCGTTTCCGGCCACGGAAAAGCCGCCGAGTAACGTGAAAAGCGAAACGCGGAACGCCGCCGCGCTTCCTGTGGCAGCGAAACTCCCCGTAACGCCGGAGAACCCGGTCTTGAACGTTGCGACGTTGCCCGATATCGCGAAGGCACCGGCATTGGACGGCTGCGACGTCCGGAATGCGGTCGCCGGCCCGACAATCGCATAGGAACCGCTGCCTGCCGTCAAGACGGTGTTGGTCACACCAAGCGTGGATAGTTGTCCCAGCGCCAGGCGCCCGAGCGCATCGAAGCCAAGGACCGACATGGCTTAGATGCCTAGCTGCAGGCTGATATCATCCCAACCGGCGGTCCACACATAATAGGTCGTTGATGCAAAGAAAGCCACCATGCGGACTTGCTGCGACGTGTTGGTGATCACGTCGATCTGAGTGAAAGCCGCTTGCCCACTAGCTTGTACCGCTCCCACATTGGCGAGGCCACCACCGAGAGCTTGAGCGGCAATATCCATTGGCGACACCAGCATGACATCACCGGCCGTCGAGCTAACAATGGTGACCAGCAGGGTTGCCCTGGTGCGGATTCCAGGAGGCGTCGACACGCCTTGCGCAACCGCTGTCGTTCCGATCGTGCCTGCGTTGACGTTCTGGAAATACGGGTCCCAATAAAAGATGGAACCTATCTGAAAGAACTTGGTCCATGCGATGCCTGCACCGGCGGCGAACAACGAGCCGATGCGACGATAAAGAGTGTAGGCCGCCGGGACGTTGCCGCCGAAAGTAGGCGCAGTCGAATTGGTCGAATAGCAGATGTCGACAACACCGGTATCCGGCCGCTTGATCAGATAGACATGGTACCACGTCGAGACAGTAAAACTTCCCGCATCGAGACCGCCTTGTCCCGAACCTAACGACCATGCGGCATTGTTTTTGGTCGTGGCCGAAGGCAGCACCATCAGGTCCGATCCCGTGCTGTCGGCGGCTTCGCCGGCTTGAGCGGTGAAGCTGCCCGAGTTGCCGGCCGTCGAGAGCGTCAGCCCAAACGGTTTCGATCCTCGGAGCAACGCGGCGATGTTGGCCCGCGCCTGTGTACGCTGCGTCGCTGTGAAGGTGTTCGCCTCCTCAATCGAGATCAAGTCCTCCTTGAGGGCAACGATTGCCACCTGCGGCACGGTCGAGAAATTGATCTTGGTGCCGGCACCGCTTTGCAAAGTGCCGGTGCCGGACGAATTGTAGAGCACAGTGGTGCGCGCAAATACGGTGGTCGAGGAATTGTAGGCGCCCTCCGCCAGCTCCCACTGCGAGAGATCGGCGGATTCGGCGCGAAACTTGTACACTCGCCCGTTGACGGCGTTCGCCGATGCCGGGCCTTGATAACCTGGGACCGCGAAGGAATAGGTCCAGTCGGCGGCACCGCCGGCCGAGGGAGTGAACCGGCAAACGTCGAGAAAAGCTGCCATGTTACGTAATCGTCAGGATGCCGTTGACCTGGTCGAGGTCGACCGTGAACGTGTTGCCATTGGTGAGCATAAGCGCCGCACCGTAGTCCCACCATCCGATCAGTGGCTTGGTCGCGGAGGTGGAGTTGTAGAGTATCGCATATTCGAACGGCCCAATCGATCCGCCTGAAGCTGTCCATGCCGGATCGCTACCGCCGATGAATTTGAACGCACCTGAGGTCTGCGAACCTGTGACGGTGCCGATCGAAACACCGCCGGCCGTGTAACCGTTCGCGGTCGCAAGGTCGCCGGGGGTATTGTAAACGGTATTGGTTGCGACGGGCAACGTGGTCGATAAATAGACCTTGTAAACGTGCGCCGTTCCCGTCTTCATGTCGTGCAGCGCGTTCGCCACATCGAGCACAAAGCAGTTGAATTTGTTGAATGCAGCCATCTTTCCTATTTCCTAAATCACTTGACCGGACACGCGAACCGTCATCGGCCCCGCGTTGAAGGTCGACGTCAGTCCAAGATTGTTGAGATCGCTCAGCGCGGCCGAAAAGCCGAGACCCCAGGTCTGGATACGGCCGTCTTCCTTGAGATAGGGTGCGGTTTCCAGCAGCGTGCCGTAGAGATAAAGGTCCGGCGCCAGCGACAACAGCCAGTTCGGATCGTTGGTCGCAAGCGGCGGAATGTTTTTCCGGTACACCATCTCGATGGTATAAGCGTTGTCGGGTGTCGGCGCGATTTCGATCTCGTCGCCGAACACCGTGAAGTAACGCGGCTGGCCCACCACGTCGGATATCCCGAACCGGTACTCATCGAGCTGGGTACCGGACTTGAATTCGAGACAAGGCTTTCCGGTCACGCTCGACAGGCGCACCCGCCGCATCGACTGGAAGTCTGCCGGCAACGAGATGAACTCCGGTTCGCCGGAAACCAGATTAGCGACCGCAGTTGAACGCTGTTCCATCTGGCGGACGAAGAGCTGCCGGTTGAACTTCGCTTCCACGAGCTGGATGAAGGTCGGAATCCGCGCAATCAGCGTGGCGTCCTGATCCCTTGCCAGATATTCGGTCACCGCAGACTGCAGCGATGCATAATCCACGATCTGCGTCACGCTACCTCCGTTGTCCAGCCGGCTTGCAGCTTCGGCCTGTCGGTTCGCAAGTAAGCCCAATCGGGATCGTCGAGCTTGCGTTGCACGACGAGGTCGAACTCCGGCGTGAACATCCGCAACGACGTATTGCCCCTGGCATGTTCCTCGTTGAGCCACCTGACGTAGATCACGTTGGGAATGCGCGCGACGTGGCGGCCCCATTCACCGCGCTGCTCGTCGCAGCGCGCTTGCCTGTTCCATTGCAGGATCGGTTCGACATCCTGGACGTGCTCAATGGCGAGGTCCTTGCCGTTGCTGTCGAGATGGGCTCGGATCAGGACGCCGTCCATCAGCCCATCTCCGTGACCCAAAGCGTTCCCGCGCTCGCGGTCACGAGACCATTGGTGGCTGCCTTGATGGCAGCAATGCGTTGGCCCGGACTGACGATGACATATTCGATCACGTTCGCCGGCAAGTACGCATCGGCGGTCGTCGCCGTCTGCGCGCCATCGCCCACCCTGTAGCAGCAGGCGGAGTCCGCCACGACACGGATCTGATAAGTCTCCGGACCGAAGGCATTGGTGATGGCCACGCTCGAATCATAGGCGATGGTCTGCGTCACGCCGGCACGTGACGCCGGTTGTTTGGGAAAGAACGACATTTATGCAGCCCTCACAGCAACCGAAAAATGCATCGGGATCGACGCACCGGAGGCGCCGGACGGCGTCAGCACGATGACGTCATCTTCATTGAGATATGTCGGCGACGGCGGCGCCGCCGAAAATAGCTGTCCTGCGGCGGAGCCGGCCTGCGTCACGGTGAAGCTCGCAAGCGTGGTGGCGTTCGCAGCCACCGTTACCGTACCGTCGGCGGTGGTGATGGCGCCACCAAGGATTCCGGTCGCCTTCAGCAGCCGGCAACGGAAGGGAACGCGGATATAGGCGGCGACAGGCGTGGTGCCGCACGACGGAGTGTAAGCCGTCAGATCGGTGGTGTTGAGCGTATGATTGCCCGGGAGTGGCATTTCTCAGGTCTCCAAAAAAATGGGCGACCCGAAGGCCGCCCCAGGAAGAATGTGACGATGAAGATCAAGCTCAGGAGGTGGTGTTGTCGAACACGCCGCCGGACGCCTTTTCGTTGCGGGCAACGAGGGTATATTCCGCCAGTACCTGGCGGCGATCGGAGTCGCCGCTCTTGGCGAGCGGGATAGAAACCATGTTGCGGCCGTTGAGATACGCCACCGCCCACTTGTCGATTTCCAGCACCAGCACGTCGCGCGGGCGCTGGAAGCGACTGGCGACCACTTTGAGTTTGCCGAAATCGGATTCGTAGGCGTCGACCGAGGCTACGATCTTTTTCGACTTCGCTTCCTCGATCGCGGTGGAGCGGCCGGTGAAGGTTGAGAACACCTGCTTGTTGAAGGCGCCGGTCATGATGGTGCCGGGCTTGCCGCCATTGGTCCAGATCGAGGACAATACGGTTTTCAGCCGAACCTCGGTAAACGCGATCTGGGTGCCGTCGGTGCGCGTGCCGGTACCATCCGCGGCGGACGGATCCGCCGCGCCGCCGGCCGTGCCCTTTGACGTGTTGCTCACGATCCATGACAGGATCGAGGCGGTCTTGCGCGGGGTCGCCGCGGCGCCGGCCACCTTGGCCTGGTTGGTGCCGACCAGGATGGTCTCGATATCGCGCTTCAGTTCGAGGCCCTTGAGCATCTCCTGATAGGCGAGCTCGTTGTCGCGGCCAGCGTGATCGACCGCCTGCTGGGTGCCCGACACCTGCGCCATCTTGTAAGAAATCTGGCAGAGATTGCCGAGGCGCACCGTCGGTACCAGCGCGTTGGCGGTGGGGTCGTCGCCTTCGAGCTGGGCGTTGGCGCTGGAAGCGGGCGCAAGCGCCTGCGTCTGCCATTCGTGGTTCACAGCGGCAGCTTTCTCCTTGTCGACGCCGCTCATGAACGGGGTATCGGTCGGGTCGATGCGATAGATCATATCGCTGAGGTCTTCACGGTTGCCGATCGAAGTGTAGGTGGTGACCGTGTTGGTGGGCAAAGTCATCTGTTGGTCCTCGTGGTGCCCGGTATCGCGTTATCCGAGAGCGCCGCATGCAAGCGAACGCACTCGTCAAGCGCGACGCGGGCGTGATTGGATTCTGGGGTGGTCAAATATCTCGATGGCACGATGGCGCGGAAGCGTCGCTTCCGGTTCAGCCTTCCCGAGACGTCGTCGCCGGGAGCCGGCGCATCGCGCAGGGACGGCATAGGCAATTTCTAAGATAAAGCATCGGAAAAGCGCGTTTCAGCGCTGATACCTCCGGGTTAACCGATGGACCGGCGGCCGATCTCCAAAGCGATCGGCAAACGAGCTCTCGCTATCGTCCGGTACGAATGGCACCGGCGGCGCGCCGGTGTCGAATACAGAAGCTGGCGGTTTTCCCGCAGCTTGTTCATTCTGCTGTCGAATATGATCCACGATCCGGCCAAGCAATCCTTGCGGCGGTGCAGGCGCTGGTGGCGGCAGAGATACAGAGCCGCTTGGCAAAGAAGGACTCCATTTTATGAAACGGTCGCCGAACGAAGCCGATCGATCTGGAGATTGAATGTCAATCGGGTGCAACCAAGGGGTCGGCGTTGTTCCCGCATCGAATACAGATGCTGGCGAACCGTTGCCATACACCCCAGTCAAATATCGCACAGGGTTCGGGCTGGTGACGCCAGATACCCCACCGCTCTGCGGCGGCGGCGCCGGCCGCGTTGGATTCGACGGATCAATGCCAGCGAACGAAAATCTCCAATCGCCAACGCCGAGACCGTTACCGTCGCCGATCTGGCCGGCAGATTTTTTCACCCGCGATCCGACACCGAAGCGATCGATGAGCGATGGCTCCCCATTCGCTACACCCGCGTCAGCGAAGCCTTGACGATGTTGTCGTAGTTTTGCGCAGACAGGCCGTAAGGCCCACTTGTATCTATCTTGGACTTGATATCAAGCCTCGGCGCCGTCGGGTTGAGAATGCGACCGTTGACCCAGTTCGGAATTCCTCCACTCCTCTCCGACCATTCGACCGGCAAGCCCGCAAATCGAGTTACCTGCCCGAGATGATAAGATGCGCTGCCGACAAAAGCTGGAACGACCGAGCCTTTTGGACTTCCCCATTGCGGATGGCGTTGCAGATCTTGCGGGCCACCTTGGAAGAAGGCGCCCGTCATCTGTCCCAACGCTTGATGTAGCCCGGCCGTACCTGTTTTGTCTCCTGGATAGGCGGATTGATCGTATCGGCGATCTTGGCCGCGAACTCTCTCGCCTGTTGTTCGGTATAGTTCGCTGGGACGATTAGGTAGTTGTTCGGGTTGGCGATCTTGCCTGTCGCCTTGTATCTGTCCGAGGGGTCAGCATAGATGTAAGTCTGCTGGCAGCCGCCCGGCTTCGAGTCCGCCACTGGTTTGCCATCGCGAGTGAGAAATTTGGCGGGGACGTAGCCAGCGAATCTGCCGTTCTTGTCCAGTGAGCCAACGTAAAATAATTGCTCTGACATTGATTGTATCCACCGAGTCGAATTGAAAATGCAAACGTCAACGCGGCGAGACATCTGCGTGTCTGCGGGACGGTTGCGCTGGCGCCCTGATCAGGTGTGGTCGAGTGCCTTGGGCCCCTTTAGGGAAGACGAGAGACTCAGCCGCCTTGCATTTCTCCAAGCGCAATAGCGACTATGTAGAAATGGTCGAAAAGATGAACCGCACGGTCGTCCTGATCGACCAGCACATTCCGATCGAGAAAATGCCGCATTGCATCTTTCCATTCCTCGGTTCTCTGAGATTTCGATAGAGCAAGCTCCCCGGTTGTATCGTAAAGCACTGCAAAATTAAGTCCCCGTCGCCAGTTGCCCTCGCAGCGACCGACGGTCTGCTTGCTGCCGTTTTCGACGAATTCAACCAGTTCGCAATTACTGGCCAGATATTCATCAATCGGCGAAACATGGATTCGAAATCCCTGTCTTTCGATCCAGTTAAGAGGCTCCGTAATTCCAAAGATTGGAAGGCAGATCACAATCCAGGTTGCGCCAAAAATCGCGACCTCTTTCCATCGACTCCGGAGAAAGGCACTGAAGGCAAGGAGAAACATCGGAAGCCAGCATATGAGACCTATCCATGCGATCCATTCTGAAGAATCAGGAAGAATATGGGTCAGGAATGTCGAACCGTACTGTCCGAAGAGGACGACAACGATCAGAAGATATTTCCAACGGGTCATTGTGAATGAACCAGCCAGAGGATCCAGTCATTGTGGCACGGGGACTTCGGACAAAATCGGCGACCGGGGTTAGATGGATCGCTCATTTAAGGAGCTTTGACAAATCGACGATCATTCCTTGATTGCAATAAGATGCTTGCGGTCTCGGCGGCCTGCATTCCGCAGTCGGCTTCGCATCCCAGGTCAGAATCGCCTTCGTCCCCGTTGGCGAAACACTTATTCCGAACGTGTCGCGACCGCTCGCCGTAAGGAGTACTTGCCGCGCCAATAGTTTGGATGAGGGATATCGAAGCTCGGCCGCATACCGTGGGTAAGTCACAACGACATCATTGTACGGTATCCCGGGCTTGCCGAGCGGACCTATCGTTCCAAGGATTCCTCGGCCCCCGAGGGAAACCGAGTCAATGCGCGATCGCAACCGATCGCACTTCCAGCTAGCAATGCTACACTTGATGATCAGGTCTGGTCCGAGTTCGTCGCTATCGAACTTCAGGAAGGCGTCAAGAACCTCGATCGCGCCGGAATAGACGGCGAATAGCTTCGACGAATCATCGCTCCACTTGATGTGATCAACCACATTCAACGCGTCTACGGCGCTCGAATCCCTGACGAGGATTGTTTTCAGGTTGCCGGCGTCGGCGGTGAGGCGCAGAGGTCTGTTGGTCGCTACACTTTGCAGATCAGCCGAGAACGAGGGTTCGGCGCTACCAATTTGAGGTACGTCGTAAGAAGCCAGAAACCGAGTAGCGCCGCTGCCGATATCGACCTTGGTGACATAGCCCAAGCGGGTGTCGACGTAGACCAGTTGCTGGCCATCGTTGCTGCATCGCATCGGCCATTCGGATGAGACAGCGATCGTCGCCGACGTGACGCCGGCGGCGTAGGCCTCAAGCTGGCCGTTCACATCAAGAAGAAACCTGTCTTTGCGTCCGCACCACGTCTTGAAGCTGCCTTGCGGCAACGGGACATGGGGAAGAGCTTCAAGCGTCATCGGAGCAACTTTGCCTCGAGGTGGCGAGCCGCTCTCTTGCGCATCACAAGAGTTCGGCCACGCCAATAGGGCCAACAACGCGACGCTGCAGGCAAAAGAGCTGACACAGAAAGCTTTGGCGGAGGAACAATCTGGCATGGGGACGACGTGTATCGAGAGCGTCATTTGGCGTTACTTCGCGAGAAGCCTCATGACTAGAACAAAACAGGAACTTCGTCAACGGCGCTGCCTGAAGTTGTACTTGCCTGCTCGGCGGCGTGTTGTGCTCATGGCGCGACAAGACAGTGCGTGTTGCCGGACGAAATCTCTTGAAAGCCCGCAGGCCGATTTCGCTGTACTCGCCCGGTCACTGGCTCGGTGGAATGCTACAGCAGCGGATTCAAAAAGCCCGCAACCAGTTTCCCGGCGCGGGCTCGACATTCTTGCGACGATGAACTTATGCACGTGATTTGCCCGACGTGTCAATTCTCCTGACAGTACTCAACGCCCCTCTCACCAATGAACTCACGCGTCTCATTTAGCGTTACGAGAAAAAGCGTCGTACCCGGGAGAACCAACGCAGCCACAGCATAAATTGGATAGAACATCCAGCGTTGACGAGGCGTAAGCCTATTCCCGCACAGCATGAGTCTACCAGACCCTGAAATATGCATTCGGACTACTTTCACGTGTCAAGGTGACGTAAATCCTGTCTGTCATAGCCGTAATTTCTCCAATAACATCCCTGACAAATTCTCTATTCACCAGGAAGGAAGACCAGTCGAACGGATACTCGGGTATTCAATATTTCCGGTGTCCTTTCGCAGTCCGAAGCTAACCTCCGTGTCCGAATTTCTAAAGCTGATCGTGTACTCGGCGTATTGCTCGAATGGCGGTGCAGAAAACTTGGATGTCCTTGAGATCGAAATCACTTCATCGACACTGCATCCCTTTGCGGGAAGGTGTTCTCTCATCACAGCCCAATACGGCTCATTCTGGAGGACATTCTTGCCGAGCAATTCGTCAATCGATTCGACAAACCGGTGTAACTTTTCCGCGCACAATGTGGTTCGCGGTTGCTCCGCGCCGGAACGATCTGCGACGATACTCATCAAGGCTAGCAACGCTGGAAAAATAATTATCCTGAATACCCACGTTGTCGTGAAGGATCGCTGCGGAAGAGCATTCAGAGTTTCCATCATTGCTTTTCCCACCCGAGAACCAGAGAAACCGCCAAGGCATGAGTGCCATCAGAATCCTGAAATATACAATCGGACTATTTTCATGCTCAATTCTGGGGACTTTTCGTGCACCTTCCCCTGCCTATCGACGAGATTTTCAGGATATTTTGTGCAGAAGGCAACGGGTACACGCGATTCAGCGGTCGGCGCAGGCGCAGCCCGCTAATCAGCAAGCAATCCAGTGATCCGAACGGTAACATGAACCTCTGTAGGTTCGCGTCAGCCGCCCTTCTTCACGATCTGATATCCGGCGGCCTCGAGCTCCATGATCACGACCTTGGCGACGTGCGCGCTTTCCTCGACCTGAATCCAGTGGTCATGCGACGCCGGATCGTCTTCCCTCGGATATTTGACAAAGGCGGAATGGATAGCGGCGCTGATAATATCTTTTGGATCGGTCATCAGTTTCCCCTGCGTTCGGTCGAATCTAGCATGGTTTGCAACGGCAATGCGATGGCTCGCTTTCATCTCGTGCGAGCGGAAGCAGCTTTGTCACGTAGGCATGGTTCGTCGTGGCGCTCTTCGGCGCGCACAATCATGCCCTCGTTCGGGAATTGGCGACGCGATGCGTCACGAAGGGAAGGCTAGCGATGCTGACACATCGGGAAACACTTCAATGCTTTGGTCGACCCGGGATTCGTTATGGTCGGATGGCGCGGGAGCGAAAAGGCAATACTGAAAATCGATGGTGCGTTCCCTAGCACCCTGGGCCGCGGCCATAAGTGACCACCCGATAGAAGTTACCATAGAGATGCAGAGCGCCATCCTGTGAGCCGAGTGAGCCGTTGGATGCTTCCGAGATCGCACGCTGCCATTTCGGAGTTCTCTGCCAAGGCCCTAAAACGAATTGGTCTGCAGTATCGTACGCAACGTAATCGCAAAACCAGCCGTGGTCGGCTTGCTCGCAGAGTCCGACCGTTTGCTGACCGCCCTTTTCATCGAGAAAATCGACGCGACGACACCTGGAGAGGTAATTTCTATCCAGCAGAGTGTGGACACGGAAGCCTTGGGCGCTCAGCCAGTGGACTGGCGCCTTGACGCCAAGATTAAAGAGGAACAAGAGCATCCACGTGATGATGAAGACCGAGACCCACTTCCAACGAAGCCTGAACAGAGCTTCCAGCGAAAAGAGGAACAACGGAATCAGCATCCAGTCACTGACCCACTGGAGCCAACCGAAGATAGGTTCAAAAATGAAATATGAGAACTCGGAGCCGTAGAAACCCAACACGGCCACGGCTATCACAATGCATCTCAGCCAGCTCACCGCATTGTTAGAAACAAGTTGTTTGATAACAGCAGTGACCCGATACATCGGCCAGCTAACAACAGTCCTCATGGATCAGCATCCGTTAGCAAAACAAGCTGACGCATTGGCACGGCGCTACGTCAGTCATGGCAACCTCATCAGCTTCCTGCTTGGCGTTGTTGTCGCGAACCGACATTGTCTCGTGGGTTGTGAACGTCCAGGCCAACGCCGAACGAGACGTCGACCAGTTTCACCTGATCGAAGCAGCTTGATAGAACACAACAAGAACAAAATCAATCGTGCTTCTTGAAGTTAGCTGCCCAGATTCCGGATCACAGAATTCCAAACCGCCGCTTCCGCTCCGCGACCTGAACCAGGTCCCTCAGCTCGGCCTGCGCCAGCTTGCCGTTGGAGACGGTCGCGCTGAGATGGTTGCGCACCTTGGCGACGATGTTGATCGCAAGAAACAGCTTCTCCCGTCCAGCCACATCGTCGATTGTCGTGACCCGCCAAGCGGAGGTGTAATTCTCTTCGAGCATCGCAAAGGCTTCGATCAGCAATTCGTTGTCGAGCAACTCCTGCGCGCGCTGGGCTTTGGCGACCGCCTGGTCGAGCCTGTTTTCATCAGACATCGGGGTTGCCCTTTGCGGTGTTCGTCTGCCGCACCTTTGCGTCATGGTTTGCCGCGGCGGCCGCCATGCCAAGTTCCGCCCCAGCGAAATTGATTTCATGCCGGGCGTGCGCGCGTTGCATCTTCAGTGTTTCGATTGCGGCCTTCAGATGCGCGTTGAGCAGCGCCATCTTGGCATCGAGCTCAGTCTTCATCCTGGCCAGCTCGATTTCGGCCTGGACCTTGACCTGCTGGTGGATCGCCTCGGCTTGCGCCTTCTGCTGATTGGCCTGCGCCCTCGCCTGCGGTGCCAACACCTTTGGATCGAGCGGCGGCGTTGGCGGCGGATGCAACAACTGGCCGGTCCGCGGATTGATCGCGGTGGTGGTGGCGCCGGCAGCCTCGCCGGACCTAGTTTTGTCACTCATAGGTATCCCCGTTCGATTTTGTGAATCTTCGCATCATGGCGGTGCGCCGTCGCTGCCATCATCGGAGCCCTGTCCAAGCAACGTCGCGGGCACAACGGATAATCCAGAGAGGCCGGCAAGCAAATAGGGATCGAATTTTCGAGCCCCGGGCCGAAGGCGGCATTCGGACTACGAAGTTGATTTGCGTCGCGAAGGTGTGTCAAGCTAGGAGCTTCCAACATGGTGAGACGGATGGCGGAAAACGGCAGCGAATGGGAGGAGCCGCCCTACACTGAGGAGGAGGAAGAGGAATTCTACTGGCGTACCCAGTATGGTGTGGTCCAGGTCGCGCACGGCGGCCGAACCATCGTTCCTCAGCCACCACGGCCGCCTAAGAACGATCCCCAGAACGATCCCCCAGAATCGCAAACCCCAACGCCGGCAAAATAGCGCCGGCCTTCATCGCCGCTTCGAGCCGGTCGACCCAACCCTTGCCCTCGCCGATGATCTTGCGGGCGTTCTGGATGTCCTCGCGGGTGGCGCCCCATTGGCGCGAATATTCCTGATCCCGTTCGAACCGCGCCAGCGCCGCCTTCGGGATATCGGCATTGTCGTTCATGGCGGCGCGCAGCTCCGGCGTCACATTGATATAGGACAGCATCTCGCGCGTCGCCGCGCCGGATCCCTCCCCTTGCTGCCACGCCGGCACATAGTCGATGAAGCCGCTATCGACTGTCCCGCGCTGTGGCCGGACGCTGGCGACTGACTTGATGTCGGCCGTGAGTTCGCCCTTGCGAAGCGCGGGGCTGATATCGTCAGGGGGTGGGCCGAACCGCGTCATGGTAACGCCCTGGCCGCTGTCGACCACGTCCGGCAAACCCGCCGCCTCGCCGCGCCGTTGCAGCACCAGCAGTTGCTCGGGCGTTGCCTTCCCTGGCATCGGCGCGAACAATGAGTTGCCTGGTCCAAACCAGAGCTTGTGCCAGGCGGAGGCGTTCTGCGCGTCGACATAGCCGCGCGCCGCCTCCGATGCATTGAGGATGTTGCCGCCCGCGCTATTTGTGCAGCGATTGCCATACGGCCTCAATAATCTTCATCGAGGCATCTTCGGGATGACATCGGTAGCCACATGCCGAAAGTATCAATTTGTCATTGCCTTGCCAAAGGCCGTACCGATTGCGTATCCCCGTTCCGAGTTCGAAATGCAGAGAAATTGTGTCCTCCTTTTTCATAAACATAATTTTGAGCTTTTCGAACCGAGAAATCCGCGGCAGGAGATCGCGTACAGTTTCTTCCACTGTTACGGGCCAATTTTCTGGACCAAGCAGTTGTGGGCCCGTTTCGGTTCCTACCGCCGTAATCCGCATAAATACCAAGAAGACCGCTATAAGAATCAAAAAGCTACTGAGTGCTAATTTCACCCAGCGGCTCCTTGAAAGTCCGTCATTTGCTAGGCCGAGCATTCGAAAAATTCCTCACACTCTAGCGATTTTACCTGGGACCAAATGACCCCTGGGAATTTAGCGGCCGTGCGGGAGAATTACTAGAGGCGCCATTCGTGTTGCCAAGTACAGAGACGTCACCCTGAGATAGTTGATTTGGAATGGGCGAGTATTTGTAGATAATACCACTGGGCGCGCCTAGGTAAGAAGGTGCTCCCTCAGAGTCACTATCTCGTTTGTCCTTCAGCGAATAATTCTCGTTAAGCGCGGGGTCAGCCCCACGCGTGTGCGTGTGATACGCCCCGGCATTAACGCCCAACGAGTGGAGCAGCGGCGTTAGCACGCTATTGCCCGGTGAAGACGAATATGCCGTGCCCTCTGATGGCGGCGTGTATGAATAATCACCAAGGCCAAGCCATCTATGATAGACGCGCCCAGCGTATTCCAGTCCATAACGCTGCGAAGTCGGGTTGATATCCTGCAATGCAGCAATGGCCGCTGCATCGGCTGTTGGATAGCTATCTCCTGCCGACGCTAAACGGAGCGAGTTGGCGTCTCGCACGATAATGATATTCTGTTTCCTGATGCCACCCGGTGAGGTATAGTTCTTGATCATCACGGCATCATGCCCAGCATCAAAGGCGCTCCGTAATGCATCAACCACCTGACCATGAGTCTCCGATCCATCCAGCGTCAACGACGTCGGACGCTCCGCGCGATGCAGAAGCTTGTAAACCTGTGGATTGGTTTGCTCACTACCCCGTGCTGCCGCAAACTCATTCGCAACCTCGGGATCAAGCGCCAAGGAAACTCCAGGTGATTCCATGCCCGCCGCATTTGTGGAAACAGCTCTCGGAGAGCTGAACTCCGTTCCCGATCCATGGTAGAGTGGCATATCGGTTCGGAAGCCCATTTGCGTGGCGCGAGCCATGCGAGAGGCCGTATCCATCGGTAGCTTGAGGCCCACCCGTAATTCGTTGGCCGCCGCTGGCACAGTGCCGGCGCCGCCCATCATTGTCATCGCTGTGTCGACCGCTGGGCCGATGGATTGTGGCGCGTAGCCATCCTCTCCCAAATGCCCTACGTCCGCAGCGCTCGCCTCAAGAGCGCGCTGTGGAAGTGTCAGGAGCTGCGTCATCATTCCATATGCAACTCTGCCAGCGATGTCGGCCGTCTTGTTGCCGATCGCAGTTCCGGCGGAGAATTGTCCGCCGTCGCCAACGGCCGGCGCGCCGACATCGGATAGATCAGCCCCAGTCTCGAGCCGTTGGTGCTGGCTTTCCAGTTGCGTCCGTGCCTGTTCGATCAAGCCATCTGCGCTGAACGGATCATGGTCAACGGGGATAAGTGAAGCATCTCCGAAATCCGGTTGATGGTCCACAGGCACCAGAGAAAAATCAGGCATGCTGAACAACCATCAACTCGATTTATCGGTCATCGCTGGACTCCCCGTTCGTTGCGCCGATGCCAACCGGTACCGCAACGCCGTTGAACTGAATGACTTCGTTCAGGCGTGGATTATTATTGACGAACTTCCGGATGGTGGCCGCGGTCTTGGGCGCGACCGTCTTGAGATAATTGGGATCTGCCATATAGGCGCGGAGTGCTTCCGCGATGTATTCGCGCGAAACGTCCTTGCCGCGGTAGCCGGCATTCTCCGGCGTGTAGAAGCGTCCTCTGGCGGCCTCGCCCGTCTGGGGGCCATACCGTCCTGTTCCGGGCGTCGTCGCGCGGTTGGGGTTGTTCAGCGTATTGTAGACCCGCCGCAGCTCGTCCATGAGCGGCCCGGCGTCGATGTCGCCGGCAAGATCGTCGACGGCATGCCCGAATTCGTGAGCTGAAACCTTATCTTTGGCAGCTTGATTTAAAGCCGAGAGAACGGTGATCCCACGCTCCGGCCCATCCGGTCCTCGTGTGACTCCGTAAGCCCCAATCGAACCTCGAGGAAGTGCGCTCGCCGGCCCGCTCTGAATTGGCGAGCCAAGCGTTGCCGTTGCTGCGGCGTTAAGTTCCGCTGGCGTGAGGGCTTCGTCCATTCTGCCCAGCGTTCTTCGTCCGACAACGAATTCAGCCGCGAGATTTCTTCCTTCGATATCTTTGGAAAGATTTCCTGCGACATCAGATGGGGCTCCGGAAGGATAGTCCGCCTCGAAGGGGCGAGGCGATTTTGCCGGTGGATTATAGATCGAAGCCGATCGTGATGCCAGCGAATCTGAGCCACCACGCAAAGGACTCGCCTCTGCTGGAACGACCGCCGCACGACCTGCCCCCACACCTCCCATCGTCATCGCCGTCTCTACCGCTGGGCCTATGGATTGCGGCGTGTAGCCATCCTCTCCCAAATGCCCTACGTCCGCAGCGCTCGCCTCAAGAGCGCGCTGTGGAAGTGTCAGGAGCTGCG